ATCATAAAAAAAGTCAAATCTTTTTATTTCATTATTAATCAATTCAAAATAAAAATCTGGATTTATAGTACTATATTTTAAATTTAAAGCTGATAATGCGTCAGTAGATGGTAAAATTTTACCGCTAGGAGTTCTCATCCATATTTCACCGGAAGTTTGATTCTCTATTAATTTATTCATAACTATTTACAATCTGGATAATTTGTATCATTTTCAACTTCTTTTTGTTTATCGACAAAATCTATATTATATGGATTTTCCACATTTTGATTTTGAAATGGTTTGAGTATATTATATGCTCTTCTAGATTTAGAAGAAAGATCAACAATTGGTTCTATTACTGGTTTATTATTCCAATTAACCACAACCGGAATGTAATAATTGGGATTTACCGATTCAAAAACATATAATATGTCGTTATTTACACCGAACATTCTCGTATATAACAATTGAACACTATCAAAAAAAGCATTTGCGTTATTACCATCCATTATTGGAGCATTTAAATTCAATTTAAATTCAATTTTAGTTGGTGTAGATAATCCTATTTGATAAACATTTGCACTAATTCCAAAAACTTGCGATGTGGAAGTTGATGTAATATAAAAAGTCTTATTACATTTATAATTTCTTGGATCTCCTATTTCACTTTGAAATGGTAGAGTTTCTGTAGTTGTTTTTTTATAAAATAAACTTTGAATTTTTGTTTCATCATCGAAAATATATTCAATTTTATATATTTTTTTAGAAACAATTAATGATGATGGATTTATGGTTAATGATAAAGGAGCATAATCACTTATCGTAGTGTTATGCAAAGAGGTTGTTAAATTTATTGTTCTTTCAAAATTTAGCATTTATATAATACTTAATAATAAGTGTTAAATATTCTATTATATATTATTGATATTGCATTCCGGATGCTGATCTTGCAATACCACCACTAGCATTTACAATGAATCTAACTCCTGTAACATCTAACCATGGTATATTTCTTGTCCATGCAACATCACCCCCAACACCAGTAATTCCCCTTATCTGATTATTGACTCTGCTCCATGTTACTATTGCGTCATCTCCTTGAGAACCACCATTTGTATTTGAATCTAGTCTATTTACATTATCAGCAACGGTAGGATAATTAGGATGTCTGAAAACTATTTGCGCCCATCCGCCAGAATCCGCTGTACCATTCATATCAACTCTTGCTGAATCAAAATCGGAAAAGTTGTATAATGTATTAAATGCTAAATTTACTTGAACTGGAGGTTTTGATGTGTCGTTTATTGTAATTGATTTTGATGTAGGACATGTAGCAGAATTTATGGTAAGAGTCATTGTTTCTGTTCCTTCTAGTAGCACATCATTTGTTATAGTGAATGATACCATTCCAGAACCTTTATAAAGAGTGAAATTTCCGGTTAAACTCGCTCCGTTTATATCTGCTGGAGTAATTCCTGTTATAGTATATGGTACAGTTCCATCTCCTAGTAAAGTAGAATCTAAAATAAAGTTTACTGTTGTTCCTTCATCTGTTGTGTTTACATTACTAGTTAAACTATATAATGTCGGATAAACTCTCCAATCTTTATTTTTTGCAGTAATCCAATTACATGAACATGTTCCTGTATTATTATCTACATATATAGACCATTCTGGTGTTATGCTTGGTGGTTTTTGTGGAAGTTGATTAAATATGTCATTTAAATTTGTTGCTGACATATTGTTGTTTTTTATTGATATTGTTCTTGTTGTATTTTGTGTTAAAGAAATATTAGATAGTCCACTTAAATTTCCCCCTATATTATTATTTTCTAAATTTAATGTTTCCAATGAAATACATTGAGACACATTCAAAGTAGTTAAATTATTACTACTAAAATTAAGTGTTTTTAAATTAGAACAATTAGTCAAATTCAATGATGCTATAGATTGTGTGTTACATGTCATTGTTTGTAACAATCTACTATTTGATAAATCTATAGCACCCCCAAGATTGTTTGGTGAATTTACTGTTATAGTAGTTAATGCCTGTCTAGGTTCTATATAAAGATCGGTTGATTGTGTAGTAATTGTTACACCAGAACCATCAGATGGGGTAGTTGTTATAGAAGGCTGTGAACTCCATCCCGACCATAATACTGGCAATGTACTAGATCCGCTACTAGTACATTGATAACCTCTCTCATCATTAGAGGTTTGAATTGTTGCAAATTCTGAACCATCTATCCAACAACCACCTTGTCCACCATTACCAAAGCTGGTAGTTGAACCTGCTAATCCATTTTGTCCATCTTGCCCCCATGCTCCACCATCTCCACCGCTTCCGGTAAATGTAGAAGCTCCGTATATTGTGCCAACTATACCCGAAGTTGGAACCGAACCATAACCTTGTCCATTTCCTCCTTTTCCACCAGTGTATGTTGTACATTCTCTATATTTGCTATTGCATGTACCAACAGTTGAACCATTACAATCAGAAGCATTGGTATAATATTGACAAGAAGACCCACATGCTGCTCCAACTGTACAGTCATTAGGAGTGGAGCAATAATTTCTTCCTTGACAATTGAGTATGCAACATTTACCACAATATGAAGCTCCTCCACAATTTGTAAATGATGTTAATACTTCTGTTTTAAATGCCCCACCTCCACCGCCACCTCCACCGCCTCCACCATATATATTTCCATTATTGGTTATAATGAGGTTTCTTCTAGTATATATAGCAGTTCCTCCTTTTCCACCATCAAAACCCGATGTACTACCTCCTCCTATTGCACCAACTCCTGCTGCTCCTAATATTGAACCATTGTTAATTATTATAACCTGATCATATGATCTAAATGTACTTGCACTATCGGCTGGAATAGTTATTGCTGGTGTTAATGGATTATTGGAATATATATTCACCCCAGCATTAATTGTGATTATACCTCTTAATTTTTTTCCACCATTTCTATTCCAATTAAATCTACTAGCTGCTCTAGTACTTATATATGTCCATAAATTTAAATTTTGTTGGTCTGTAGTTATCGTATCAACTACAGTCAACCAACTACCATAATATCCTAGTCCGAGTGATGCCATTAACTTTGTCCTCCCAATACATTAGTTTGACTTTGTAAAATTATATTACCAAAACCCTCTACCCAATTTCCACCACTTCCTCCGATTCCACCATTTCTAATTGGACTATTGATACCATTTTGTGCAGATGTTCCCCATGTTCCCCCATTTCCTCCTGTACCACCATTTCCTATTCCTGCTAGACCAGATCCCGCTGATTGTGTATATCCTTGTCCAACTCCCCCATTTCCTCCATTAGCCGATGTCCATATTTTTGTTCTACAGAAATATGTTTGTCCACCAGAAAGAGTTTTTCCGTTACCGTTTGAATCACAACATTCGGGACAATAAAAACAATCACTACAATATTGACTACAATTATTATTGGTAAAAGTACAATCATAATTTCTGGAATCGTTCCATTGTGGTAAAAGTTTACTAACCGGACAATCATCACAGTTACTGACACTACAACAACTATTAACTTGTCCTCCTAAAGTATATGTTTCTTGTCCACCACCACCTCCACCTCCACCACCTCCACCACCATATATATTTCCATTATTATTTAAATATATCTGTCTTTGTACTTTTAATGCGGTTCCTCCGTTTCCTCCATTTGTACCATTTGTGGGTGTTTGATCCCCTTCTCCACCTGTTCCGATTGTGCCACCCGCACCTAAAATAGAACCATTGTTTATTAAAAATATTAAGTCGTATGGTCTAAATAAATTTGGTGGTATTAATAATGCAGGAGTGGAAGGATCGGTTGAATATATACTATATCCTGCTGGTATAGTTATAATTGCCTTTAATTTTTTACTAGTATTGTTCCATGAACTATTAGATGTTATAAAATTATATAGATTGACATTGGCTTGAGTAGTTAGATTTAAAACAACATTATACCAACTACCATAATATCCTAGTCCGAGTGATGCCATATCATTATGATAATAAATCTCCTACAAGATACCAAGATGTACCAGTCCAGTATGCACTTGCCGCTGAATTTGTAAATGCCAATTTTTTAAAATCGTTATTTGGTGTTGATAATATAGTGGGTGTTCCTGTACCTTGTGCAAATTGTACGGCGGCAGCACCTACTCTTATTACCGAAACTTGTGTACCTGCTTTTAACCCAGTTGGTAGTTGTATGTTTATAGTAGTTGTTGCATGATTTGCCAAAATTGTTTTATCATGATCGGTTTGTGTTACAGGGTAATTTACTGTTGTAGTTATTGGTGCATTTGGATCATTTTGTATTGTTCCGTTAACTACAAAGGAACCAGTTGTAGATAATGTACCAAATACTGTAACAGCATTACCATCTGCTCTTAATTTTTCAACATTGTTGGAGAAAAGTGATACTATACCATTTCCTGCTCCTCCTGTCCCTATTATTGGACTGAATAAACCAGTATCTCCGTCTTGTCCAAATGCATAACCATTTATGGAACTATCAACATTTGAAGGAACTCCTTGATAAGATCTAAATCCTGTTGCTGAAACTCTTCCATTTACCGTTAATTTTTCGGTTGGATTAATTGAACCAATACCAACATTTCCAGAAGAACTTATTCGCATTGCCTCTTGTTCGGTTGATACTAAAAATTGTATATCCGCATTAGCATGATTTGTTCCAAGTTTTAAATCAAGATTATCATGATTCCAACTTAAATAAGACCCATAAGGATTTGTTGGTCCTCCCATTATAACACCCGCATATTTTGAATTTGGTGATAATATTGATATATAACAATTGCTATCGCTTTCAAATATACCCACACTACTAGGATTTGCTGTTAATGTACCAGCTGAACCTCTTTTTACGTGTAATGCACCTTCTGGTGATGTTTCCCCGATTCCAACCATTCCATCGCAATTTATACGCATTTTTTCTGTAGCATTAGTTCTAAAAATTATTGGATTACAATTCTGTTGATCTATTATAAATTGACCACCATACGATCTAATCCAATTATCGGTTGCTCCATTTCTAATAAATTCTAAAGAATTTACACCTGTGCCAAGAGCTATTCTTACATCACCGGAAGTTGTTCCATCAGTAACATGTAATTTTTGAGCTGGTGACATTGTTCCTATTCCAACGAAACCATTATCATTAAAAACTATATCATCTCCGTTTGTATCTATAAAATGAGCAATTGGTTGTGTTCCCGATTGAGTAACTTTTAATGCGGGACCAGTTCCAGTGTTTTCAATTGTCATTGCGGATGTAACTTGTACTGTGGTATCCAAATATGTATATGCTCCCAATACGGTTAAATCTCCTGATATTTTTGCATTACCACAAACATTAAGATTTTTTGCAATACCAACACCACCATCAACTACTAACGCACCAGTTGTACAAGATGTGCTTTCGGTTGCATTGTTCAAATCTAGTTGTCCACATATATTTAAATTCTTTGCAATACCAACACCACCATCAACTACTAACGCACCAGTTGTACAAGATGTACTTTCTTCTGTTCCATTTATATTAACGGTGCTAGTAATAGCAGTACTACCAATCTCTATATTTGTTGCTGCTCCACCAAAATTAATAGTTGTTGCTGTTGTATTTACAAGATTAAAAGTTGTTGTTGATGTTGTTAAATCTCCACCATCTATATCCACATCACCCACGACATTTAAATTACCATCTAAATTGGTATTTCCTAAAACATCTAAAACATATCCACTTGATATAGAATTTTTGTTAATACCAACTGTACCGTGCATTATGTTTTTACCAAATGCAGTAGAAAGAGGGGTATTAAAACTAAATGCTGCTAAACCAATTTCTCCACCAATAGTTCGAACACCAGTTTTTGATGAATAAAAATAACCCGCATATGCACTTGCTGGTGCAACAGCACATAATGCACCCTGTAATGAAAAATCTCCAAGAAAGGGTTGATCTGGACTTGCTATAGGATCATGAGAAGCATCTGGATTTGTTGGGTTTCCGTATGTGTGATGATTTTTTCTGTGATATTTTGGATGGAATCTATTACTCATATTTTTTAAATACTTATGTTAAGGGTGATGTATATTCATTACAACAATTAGAGGTGGCATCTTTCCATTGTTTTGTTGGTGCATAATTTACAGGAAATGTATCCATCAATTCTGCATAAGTTATTGGGTTTATATTACACAATCTTATTAGAGGTAATGATAAATCATAACAAGACATTGCTTTCCAAGACCAGCAGAAGTCTCCACCGCATTTAGATTTTTCACCATCCAAATTAGAAGATGAACTATCACTAAATGATACATCCAAATTTTCTCTTAATTTAATTTGAGAATCATATAGTTTTTTAAGTTCTCTATTAACTACAGACGGTAAATGAAATTCGTTTACTCCAATTTTTAATTTTTCATTTTCTATATCGTCTTCAAATTTAACATTATCTTCTTTTAAAATTGGTACTAATGTAAAATATGTAGCGGAACCTCTTGCTGTTTGTTCTGTAACAAGAACAAATTTTGCATTTAGTGAATTTCTAAATGTTTTTAAGTTTTGTGCTGTTCTATTTAATGCTAAATTATAATTTATATCTGTTGCGAACTCTTCTTTTTTAAGTAAAATTTGATCGAGTGTCCAATATTTAGAATCTAAACCATCTCCAATTTTAAATAGTTGAACGAAATCTTGAAATTTCAATATAGAAGTTTTTGTTGATACATACAATTCTCTATTCGTAAAATGTTTCGAAGAAGTAAAGTTTAAACCATTTATATTCGGTAAATTAAATGTTGTAATAAATTCACCAGCGGCAGAATATTTAAATATATTACCATTTGTTACTACATATAAAAATTCACCGTTTTCATCGAATGCTATTTTTACAATTTCAGATGTTCCAATTTCATTAATTTCAAATGTTGAATATACAGTCTGTGCAAATTCATCAAAAATATGAACCTTTAGGTTTTTGGTTACTATATATAGCAATCCACTTTCATGTACGGTTAAATTCAATATTTGATCTCCACTTAAAACATCATCATAATATGTATG